CATGGAAGGACAAAGCGAAGTCGAGGCTGAGATACTGAATGAGAAGATTGTGCAAAGCAGATACGCGAATATCCCGGTACGCCGCAAGATTGTAAACCTTAACCGCATGTACTACCTGTGTACACTTAATTATTCTAAACGCTATATCGTGAAATTTGATATTCCTGTGGATCTACACACGATTGAGTTTTGCAGTGTTGCGATGGGCTGTGATTACGAGGTTGCACCACTTGGCCCATGGGAATACATGCAGCTTGAAAAGGATTTGCCTATTGTAAGCATCGAGGCAAATGAAGACTACATAGGTTCGTTTTGGTTAGCAATGCAATCCATGTTAAACGAATGAAGCACGAAGAAAGCAAGATACAGCAGCAATGTGTGGAATGGTTTAGATACTCATTTCCACGCACCATCATTGCATCTTTTCCTAACGGCGTATACATCGGTGGCACTCCAGTGCAACGGGGTAAACGTTGGAACATGTTAAAGGCTGAAGGAGCCATGCCGGGTATACCTGACCTCATGATTTGCATGCCATCCATGAAGTATCATGCATTGTTTATCGAGATGAAAACGGAAAAGGGTAAGCTTTCTGAAAATCAAAAAATTGTTCACGCCATGCTTATTAATGAAGGCTATGCCGTCAAAGTGTGCAGGTCGTTTGAGGAATTTACAATAACAATAAAAAAGTATATGGAGCCATGAGAGAATCGACTGTGTTTTATCGCTCATTTTATGAAGCGATTAAAGAACTGGATGCAGAACTTCAGACAGTGGTATATTCTGCCATCTTCGAATACGCATTGAATTTTAACGAGGTTGAATTGAAGGGTGTGGCTAAGACCGTGTTCACTTTAATTAAGCCGCAGTTGGATGCAAATCAAAAGCGATTTGAGAACGGGAACAAACCAAAAGTTAAGCAAGTCATAAGCAAACAGGAAGCAAAACCTAAGCAAGAAGCAACCAAGGTTGAAGCTAATGTAAATGTAAATGATAATGTAAATGCTAATGTGAATGATAATGAAAATGTAAATGTAAATGCTAAGGTTTCTAGGTCGCACTTTCGTGCTCCGACGTATGAAGAGATATTTGAGTTTATGAAAAGTAAAAATGCATTAGCCGGGAATGTTTGGGCTGATGCCAAAGTGCTGACTGAATCAAAGGCATTCTTCAACCATTACGAAAGCAATGGCTGGATGGTAGGTAAAAACAAAATGAAAAATTGGGAAGCTGCCGTCCGCAATTGGATGAACAATAATTCTAAATTTGAAAACAACAAACCAAAATCCGTAATTCAAAATGACCGAGAAAAACGAGCTAGCGAACTTGAGCAATTCCGCAAACAGTACAGAAGTCACCTTGCAGAAAATCTTAGCATCGAAGACCTCACCGGCACTGAGTGAACTTAAAAAAAACAAAGGTGAGCAAACAGCGCTGGGTGTGCTAGTTGCATTGATGGATGAATGTCAGCAGTACTTTAACCTTCAGCAACCAATGAACGCACAGCAGTTGACCTTAACAGCTGAATTAATAATGGAGGAATACTACTACCTTCGCATTGAAGAACTGCGTATGTGTTTCCGCATGGCTATGAAGGGTGAATTTGGACCCGTGTATAATCGTATTGATGGGCAAGTATTTTTTGAATGGATTGTGAAGTATATGCCCAAGCGTCAATTTATCACTGATCGCATGAAGCAGGAACAGCAAAACAACAACAACATCTATGATGTCTTTGCACACCCGCAAATGAATGAAGCGATGAAGGATGTTGTAACAAAATTAGATGCAAAAATGTTACAGGAACCTGTGCAGGAAATCATACGCAGCAAACCTAGCGAACTTGAAGTTGCGTTAATGCGCGAGTACGATGAACTGCCACAGTGGGTAAATGACCGGCGCTTCCGACTTTACAAAAATAACCCTTTTCAGTTTACAGAATATAGATACGAACGCTACCGCGAGCTGATTGAAAATCAAAGTGAATACTGATATGAAGCAATACGACAAGCACCTCGAGATTGAACTGCTACGCAAACTATTTGTGTTGACAGCTAAGCGAAGTATGCGACCATCGATGACTGATAATGTTGCAATGCGTCTTATCTTTGAGGAGTTACATTTGCTTACAGACAAAAATGAATATAAGCTATGACAATAGGTGAATTGTGGGATGCATTGGCACAATACCCGGATGATACGGAAGTATTCATTGGGTTCATCAACGGCCATAGCATCGACGAAGAACCGTTCACAATAGCAGAAATCAGCAACACGCGAGGCAACATCACAATCGCTTTTATGATGGATGATATAAACATAATCAATAATTAAATCAATGAGTAACTATCAAATGCAAGAGGGTCAGTTCACCCTATTCAAGAACAACAACGTAGCCAACAACGGTCCACAATACACTGGTGAAATCATGGTAGGTGGCAAGAAGATGCGCCTGGCTGCGTGGGTAAAGGAAGGCAAGAGTGGCAAGTTTTTTAGCGGCAAGATGTCCGAGCCAATGGAGCAACGCCAACGCGATGATGATTCACAAGGCACAGGTGATTTGCCTTTCTAATGATTGAGTATCTACCGAAACAAAATGAAGCACTGCGCGTATTGGGAAATTCACACCCAGCACGTGTGGTGCTTTTTGGTGGAGCAGCAGGGGGAAGTAAGTCATTCATCGGTTGTGCCTGGCAAATAAGCCGAAGGTTCAAGTATCCCGGCACGCGAGGGCTGATAGGCCGTAGCAAATTAGATACGCTCAAGAAGACCACGCTCAAGACATTCTTTGAGGTAGCGCACATGCTAGGCCTTGCGCCAAATGAACACTACACGATCAACAATCAAACGCATGTCATAACCTTTGCCAATGGCAGTGAAATAATTTTAAAGGATTTGTTTGCGTATCCATCAGACCCTGAATTTCATTCGCTAGGAGGTCTTGAATTAACCGATGCGTATGTGGATGAAGCCGCACAAGTATCAAAGCGGGCAATAGATATACTTCAGTCCCGCATTCGTTTTAAGCTACGCGAGTATGACCTGCCACCGAAGATGCTACTCACATGCAATCCGTCCAAAGGATGGCTGTATAACGAGTTCTACGCACCGCATAAGATGGACAACCTGCCCGCACATCTTGCATTCATTCCATCGCTGCCGACCGATAACCCACACCTGCCCGAAAGTTATATCGAAACGCTAGAACGTTTGCCTGAGATTGACAGGCGAAGGTTGCTGCATGGTGACTGGGAGTATGATGAATCTGTAGACAACCTGTATCAGTACGATGACCTTGTGCGCTGCTTCCGGGAAGAAGAAGCAAAAGGTGAAAAGTACATTAGTGCCGACATCGCACGACTAGGAAAAGATAGAAGTGTTATTTGCGTGTGGCATGGATTGCACCTTATTGAGATACACGAACTACGCAAACAACCAATCACAGCTGTTGTTGCCACCATTCGGCAACTATGCGACAGGCACAGCATTAAACTTAGTAATGTGATATGCGATGAGGATGGGGTCGGCGGGGGTGTGGTCGATCACCTCCGTTGCCGGGGCTTCCTTAACGGTGGGCGTGCTAAGCAACCAGACCGATACACCAACCAAAAAGCGGAATGCTATTTCAAGCTCGCAGAATTGATTGAGCAAAACAAAGTGATATTCAAAGTGAATCAGTTTCGTGATGTCATCATTCAAGAACTGGATATGATACGCCGTAGGCAACCCGAAGCCGATGGCAAACTTGCAGTGATTAGTAAAGATGAAATAGCTCGGATGCATGGTAAGTCACCCGACTATGCAGATGCCATAATGATGCGCATGTACTTTGAACTTTTCCCGAATTACGGCAGTTATTCGTGGGCGTGAGGTGGTTACAATTTGTAACCGATTCAAATTTTAACAATTTTTAACAGTTTACTTTTGGTGGTGCAAGAAATTGCACCGTATATTTGACCATCAATAACAAAAACAACAAGACAATGAACACAAAATTCCAAACCCTACTCAGTGCTTACGAAGCATTAGAAGCAAAGCAAGACAACGGCACTATCACAATGACAGAAGAAGCAGTTCTTTGCAGTCTTTCGGAAATGTTAGATGAAATGCTATTTGAGTTAGGTTACGGTGTTGTTTAATAAGTAACCAATAACAAAAACAACAAGACAATGATTCAGTCAAACACAACAATCAAAGCAATTTCAATCTGTGATTCTAATTGCATCTTCACAGCCTACGTAGTTGAGCGCAAAGGCGAATGGGTTACTTTGCAGATGGATGGTAAAACATTTAAGAAAAAAGTAAAGAAAGGTTACGATGGTTCGGAATACGTTCTTGCGCTTGGCAGCTACTCAATGGCACCGGCATTTAAGTAATCAAAACAGGGGCGCGACTGTAACGCGCATTTACTCTTAAATTTACAAACATGAAAGCAAGCAAACTCATCAAGTATCTAGTGTACACAGCCATCGTTTTTGCAATTCTTAACTATTGTCAAGAGTTGAATGATTGCTTAATGCGCTATTAATCCGTATTTTTAAATCTTAAAATCAATAACATGAACAACAGTATTCACAAAGACAATCTTGAAGCATTGCAGAAATTTCAGCAGATGCTCAACGCCACACCCGATGTAGCCGGTATTGAAAAGACTCCCGACCTTAAAGCGCAGACACTGGTCATCTCACACGTTGAGACCACGCTAGATGAAATGTTCTTCGGCCATTGGCGCACTGAGAACTTTAAGTGGGAACGCATGGCAAATGAAGTAGTAGGCAGCATCGACCTTATTGCAATACATCCCATCAGCGGCTATGAGATACGCCGTACGGGGGCAGCGTCCATCATCATCATGGTTGACCGTGCGCCGCAGAACCTTGACAACGTAGAGCGTAACCGTTGGGCGTTAAATGCAGACAACAAAAAGCCGAACGCATTAGACCTTGCATTCCCTAAACTGAAAACCGAGTGCATCAAGAATGCAGCACTGTCATTCGGTAAGTTGTTTGGGCGTGACCTTAATCGCAAGAATGTAGACGTATACAAGGCGTTCAATCTTAAAGGTAAGTTACCACAGGGCGCAGATAAAGATGTTGCCTATGTGCTTGACTTAATCAACAATGCCGAGACGCTAATGGACTGCACACGCATTCAGAAGGCATGCAGTAGCGAAGTGCTCGCACAGGTATACCAAGAACTAAACAACCGCCGCAACTTTCTTATTGATCGCGGGGATGAGATGCGTCAATTTACAGAGGCCGTCTAAATGTTAAAAGATGTGGCAGTTGTTCGGTATTACCGAACTTCTGTTACATTAGCAGTCAAATCAATAACACAAAAGTAAATGGAACAAGTATTATTTAGAGCGTCACAACTAGGTAAGTTGATGACCGATGCACGAACTAAAACAGGTTTGAGCGAAACAACAAAGAGCGCACTGCTGGAGGTATATGTGCAGCATAAGTATAAGCGTTATAAAGAGATAAGCAACAAGTACATCGAGAAAGGTTTGGCTGTTGAGAATGATGCCATAGACCTGTGGCGTCGTGAGCGCAAACAAATTGTCTTTAAGAATGAGCAGATGTTTACCAATGACTTTGTGAAGGGTACGCCTGACTTGCTTATCAAAGATGATGAAACGGATTTGGTTGTGAATGTGCCTGATATTAAAAGTTCATGGGACGTGTTCACATTCCACGATGCAAAAGCTAACAACCTTAGCAAAGATTACTTTTGGCAAGGCCAAGCTTACATGTGGTTAACAGGTGCGCCGCGTGCTACGTTCTGCTTTGTTTTAGTCAACGCACCACTGCAAATGATTAATGATGAGAAATACAAGCTCGCACGCCGCATGAATCTTATCGATGCACAGTCAGACCCGAACTTCTTAAAGAAAGCGCAAAGCATTGAGCATGCAATGATTTATGACATGAAGCAATTTCTAAACGATTACCCGGATGCGAACCTAGACACCGACCTTAGCGAGTGGGTGTATGATATTCCAGTGCAGGAGCGTATACATGAAAAGGTTGTAGACTTCGATGCCGATGCAATCGCAAAGCTTCAGGAGCGTGTACCGATGTGGCGTGAATACCTTAATACTATTAAATTATGAACATATTAGAAAAAGCAAATGAAATTGTATTTTTAAGGGCTGAAGAAAAGCAAAGACAATATGGAGATTTTCATATGTGCATGAAAAAAACAGCCTTAATAGCGTCCGAAATATCTAATAAACCAATTACAATAGAAGATGCTTATTATGTTTTAATGGCCTTAAAATTAGCGCGGCAATCAAACTGCCATAAAGAAGATAACTTACTTGATCTTGTTGCTTACGTCGCATCTTTAAATGATTTTTTAAATAAAAAACTATGAACATATACGAAAAAAGGTATTGCAAAATTTTAAGCAAGTGCTTATCTAAAGGCGTAAA